GTGTAATAACCGTTTGTGATAACAATCATATCAATAATATTTGTAGGCGCAGGGTCAACTCGCTGATCAATCGGGGAATAATGACTCCACTTAAAATATAGTGGCAATTTCTCTACATCGGGGATTGATGTGTTCTGGGTAAATATTTTGCCATTTTTATCAAAGTGATATTTGTCCACTAATGAAGTAATAATCTTATTGCTGGGGTAGTTTAACGAATCTGCGGTAGCAGTATATTCATAGGTATAATATGCGCCAAAGCCGGGTGCAGTATTAGATAATAAGAATGATTTATTAAAGAAATAGTTTGTTACAGCATCTGACTTATTTTCTATAAGATATGTACCGTCTAACCACGGATAATACAGCGATATCTGAGTGTTGGTTGCAAAATTTAAATTGTTAAAAAATGCTGTTACCTGATTAGCAATAGATTTTACATGTGATGTTGCATTAAACTCTAGCTGAGATATATTATTAAAAAATATTAAATCAGTTACGGTCATGTCTATTATGTTTACTGCCGAAGATAGTGGGTACGAATCAGCTAGCAGTACAACATCAAGTGTAGTTAAATCGCTTGCCTGTGGTATAAAATATACATACACGTCGCCGGTCCAATCTGCAAGTGCAGTGCCCCAACTTGCAACCCACGGGCGTGTACTTTGATAACCAGATACTTCATTGGAATAATATTCAAATACCACACGATCAGATAATGTAACAATCTTGTCGAAACCAGTTGGATCATCAGGGATACCGTCGTTATTTGCATCTACAAGTGATACCTTAACCTTTGATTCATCTTGATAACCATCGTCTTGTATAAACACACCGGATACATTAAATTCTACTGGCACTTTTAAAAATGCTGTAGTAGGATTTGTAATAACTGGTTCGTTATTATCTATCGATGCATTTGTGTTCACAAACGGCATAATCTCAATAGTATCTTGCAAAGCCTGGCCTGATGCATTATCAATAATAACCTGGCCCGGTTCCCAGTAAAATCTAACATCACGATATGATTCAAACACATAAACACGACCGCGAGCGGTAAGATCGTATGTTGTTGTGGCAAGTTGATTATTGCTTGCAATATTAATATACAATAACCCACTGTTTGAATAAGGGGCCCAGTCTGAGTATATTTCTGTAAATGCACCATTTACAATGGGTGGTGCATACATAAACGGTTGCTGAGATTGATCAGATATTCCGGATACGGCGGCGGTGGATGTGTGCCATTCATTTTGTAATAAATCATAATACATCCAGAATGATATACCATCTGCAATTCGGCTAACTATTTCTGCAATTTCTGTTGAGGTTAAGTTGTTTCTAAATGCAGGATATACCTTGGCTGCAGGCAAATTATTCTGTATCTCTACCCCGACCTCGACAGGACCTATGTTTGCATAAGGGTTCAGCGGGTTTATAATAAGTGGCAGACCATCTTGTATAACAGAATTTACTGCTGCTGATTGTAACATTGATGGTGTCTGAAATTCTAACACAGATCCTGCTGTAATAAATCCCCACGGCTGATATGTTCCGCTAGGGATGTTGTTGGTGGTGAATGTGTTTACTAATACTTCTGCTGTAGAACTATTGCCATCAACTATGTTAGAAAAATACCCGGTATCGTTCTTAAATTTTGCAGGGCTTGTTCTCCAATATAAAGGTGTACTAGCAGGGTTGCTCAAATCTAATATAGAGTACCCACCCGGTACAGAAATAGTAGGATTAACACGGATCGTGGATTCAAACTGAGTAATATACTCGTCGTAAAAGAACGCAGAAACTTTTGGATCACGCAACATTTCTTGTATCGAGTTTACTAAGATAGTCTCGATATTTCCGGAGTTAGATGAATCTTTAGTAACCTGCTCTAAAACATTCTGATTATCTCTATATAATGCACCATCCTGGCCGAAAATAATTAAGTCACGGTGGAAGCCTGTTGGGTCATTCAAATCAATGTAGCGACTTTGACCGCTATATGTTCTATCGATTGCTTGTATTTTTGCAATCTGATTACCGTATATAAGTGGTAGCACATTGTAATCGCTGCCGTTAACCATGCGTGATTGTGTAGAGAATACCTCTGGTGCACGCAACTTAATCTGCTCGTTTGTTTCGGATGCGGCAGCGTTACCCACAGTCTGTTCTAAGTTAAACACAACTCGTAGAGTATATTGTTGTTGGTCGGAGCCGATATACGGAATGGTTATTTGTAAACCTTGAGCACTATCTGGGCGGATAACAAGATCTTGATTTGCACTAACACGGACCCAAGTCCTAAATAAGCCTGTAGGAACATTACCGAAGTTGCCATCAGCAAATCTAATAGATACAGTATCGTTAGCGCCAGATATAACATCAAAAATATTTCTTTGTGCATACTGAATACTGTTATAGATGATGTTTTCACCAGCGAGTGCGGGGACTTTGGTCCACTTTGTTATTACATTACCCGACTGGTCTGTTTCTTGTACATACACATCGTCTTGGTTAATGTTTTGTATTTCTACAGGGAACAATCTATTTGGCACAGGAAACTCGAAGTTAGTATCAATGTTTATTAGATTACCTTGCTTAAAGTATAAAAAGAATCCTGTGTTTGCAGATGATACACCTAAGCTATCATTTCTGTAAATGAAATTAAATGCGTTAGCAGGGTCGGGGTCACGTTCAAAAATAGTCTGGTTTGTAACAAAGTCTGGATTACACACATCGACAGGGAACTGTTGGCCGTTGATATTTAATGTTGTTGGATAAGTTACATTTTGCATTAACACACTGTTAAGCTGGTACAAGTCTGTAGGAATGCTACCTATTGTACCACTTTTTGTTGGGCGACCAAACGGGTTAATTGTACTGAATGCTGCATTACATATTTCTACAAACTGATCAAACCAATCTGGATTATTAGGGTCGTTCCAAAAAACAGTTAAGTCATTTATGTTAATGCCGTTTGCATCAGTTAGCGGCTGATTAGTTTGCACAGCAGCAATCTTGAATAACCCGCTTGCAGGAATATTTCTGCGTGGCACATAGTTAACCATCTGTGCAAGGCGTATAATGCTTTCTCTACGCTCGGCAGTGTCAATGAAGTTTTCTCGGCTGTTTAGATCTGTCCTGAATGCAAGACTTGTTCCGAAGTATGCAAGCAATTCAATAATAGCAATAAACTCAGAACTTTCAATGTAATCGTTAAAGTCCTCTGGGTAATATGTTTGCACATAGTTTATCAACGCTTGTTTTAGTGTGTCAAAATCATAGGCAGTATAATCGATGAATTGGTATGCTTTAAATACCTTTTTATAATCCTCACCGGAGAATAAGTTTGACTGACGGATTGATTCTGACATTAGAAAGTTTCCTTATCTTTTAAGCTAAAAGTCACAAACATATTATCTGTGATAGATTCTGGTTTGAATAGCAATATCATAACAATATTAAGCGCCTGATCTTCTTGGAATACATCTATATTCACAAGTGATACTCTTGGATCTGATTGCACAACTCTTACCGCATCTTCTATTATTGCATTTTTTGTATATTCATCAAATGGATCAAACAGGTATTCGTAAATGCGTGTGCCAAAATTTGGTAGCATTACTCTAGAGCCCATTGGTGTAGCAAACTGGTTATTGATATCGCGTTTAACAATATCCACATTCGTTAATGAATACGGCGGATTAGGCTGACCTATTGTGTTGAAACCAACGAAGTAGGGCTTCCTTGTAATTCTATTTTGCTGTACTAAGCCTGTTTGATTTGATGCCATATAATTCTCTTTTTTGTTATTTATCAAGAAAATTATGTGGTGTGTTTATCACGGCGGGAATTTTTTGTCGCAACCGTTAGGGTCTATGTTTTGCACAATCATTGCGATGATGTTTGGACCTCGTCTACCTACCTGAGTAAACCATCTCGAGTCTCTTAGTGACATACCTGCAAGGTCCCAGTTTCCTGTTTTCATGCCTGTAAGAAATCTAACAAACTTAGAGAGGCGTCCTTTACCCATGTTGTAACACAAATCTGCACAAGCACGCTTCCTAACATCGGATAGCTCACCCCATACATCAATACCTAATAACTCTTGTGCACCTTTAATAGATGTTGGTGCATCTTGGTTAAACCATGTTGTTACTTGCTCTTTTGACACAGGTGTAGGGACTGGATATTGCGATATTTCGTTTGTTCTTAATAAATGCCCAATACCTGCGGTAGGTAGTGCTAGGGAATCTAAATACGACACATACTTAACACCTTCGTGTATCTTAAGCTGGCACTCATATGCTGCCATGTTGAAATCTTTGGTTACTACACTATCAACTGGTGATTCAGCAGGAATCTCTGTATTGTTTGCACCAGGTGTAGTATTTGTTACCGGTGGCACAGTGGCTTCATTGCCAGCGCCGCCTGATCCTTCGTATGTTTTGTCGCCCTCGTTCTGTTTAGGAGTATATCCCGTTACACTCTTATATGTAAATGCTTCGTGTTCTGGGCAAGTTTCATATGTAGGGAATCGTGTAACAGTTGTTTGGATTGACTCAGCATCGCGCTTAAACTTAGACTCTGGATCTTTCCATGTTGCAAGAATATTCATCTTGTCTACCATGGCCTTAACTTCTGCTTTAACCGGGTCTGCGGCAGTAGGTACGTTTACTGCACTGCCCGGTGTGCCACCTGTATTAACGCCATCACCGGACTGAACTCCGGGTATGTTACCTATTAACTCGGTAGGAAATTCTCCCCTAGCAGCATGTACAGTACCTGCTACATTTAGGTCTGCACCAGTGCCGATTGTGCTAGTTACATTAAGCGGACCACGAATTTCAACCGTACCTACATTCTTAATGTTACCGGCTGTTAAGTTATATTGTGCAGATGTAGCATCGATAACACCAGCTACTGTTAACTCTAAATTGTTACCTATAGTTAGATATGCATTATTCTTAACAGTTGTATGTGTATTATTAAGTGCCTGGGTAACAATATTACCGCCTTGCCCGTTGCCTTCTCCCACATATTTCCATACTGGTATAGTTGTAGGCTTAGGAACATTGTTAACATCGTAGGTAAAAGTGGTAGTGCTCTCTACAGTGTCTTTAGCTGCCTTCATGTAAATATTTTGTCCAGCCTCGATGTTAACATTTCTATCTGCCCTAATGTTGACATCACGCTGAGCACGCATCGATATATTCTTAGCGCCAAATATATCGATGTTGCCTTCCTTGTCCATTTGTACCCATGCTGTGCCGTCGCGGTTAATTAAATATACAAACCCGTTTGTTTCATTTATGTTAATCTGTGCGCCTGATTTTGTAGTAAGTTGAACATACTCGCTGCCGTCAGCATCATCCATAATAAATGACGAACCACCTTTGCGACGAATATTTTCTGGAGTTGCATTTTTATCAATAACAGGGCCAGGTGTAAGAATACCAAATACCTGACTCGGTGATTCGCGGCGAGCACTTGAATCTGTGACTCCGCGGTTAGGGTCTGTTATAAGACCTTGATTTCCTACGCCTTTAAACTTTGTCGCCTCATATGGCTTTATGGCCCGGTCGGGCTGTGTCACCTTAGTATCCCATTTGTTATACTCGGCAACAGGAACAACCTTTCCGGGATATTGATAGTTGCTTGCGCTGGCGGCCACGCCCGGTACCATGTTATTCATAAACTGATTAAACAATGACCCTATCCATATGCCCTTAGACGGGTCTCCGTTAATAAACATAACCATTACTTGATTATTAATATCGGGTGGTACCATCCACATTCCGTACGATGTCTGTGTACCTTCGAATTGTTGTATATCTCCCTTGCTTATGGTCTCGACATTTGTTGCACCAGCAAATGGTGAACAATAATTTACGGTTATCCAGCTTTGTTGCTCGCTAGGGGCTGCGCCAAATTCCGGGATCCACACCTGCAATCTCCCGTTTTTTTGCACATCGTCGGCCCTTTTTACAAAACCCATGAAAACGCCAAATAACGACGATGTCCGCCCTAATTGCTGGAACTGATCTGATTGTGGTGTTTTTACTGTGCGTGAGTTGGTATCTAAATATGTCATTAATTATCCTATTATGTCGGGTAACCCTGGTAGTGGATTCTGTAAAGTAGTAGGTATATTTGTACCTGTAAGCTGTATGTTTCC